TTCAGCCGCAACTTGCTCAGATAATAAAGCTGTTAATTCAGCTTCAGCATCGATGTTGTGGAATGCTGCAACGTCTTGAGCCATTTCTGGAGACCATTGAGCTCTTAATTTTCTTTCTGTTACAGAAACAGTTACTGACATAAGGTCAAAAGAAACTTCACCCATTCTATCTTCAAATTCTAAGTTTTTGTAGATTCTGTACTTAGCACTGAATGCACTATCTGTAGTTGTTGATGATGAGAATGTTGAACCTGTGTAACCGTCCATAGAACCACCACAAGTGATACATACAGGAACTTGTAAGTCAACTTCTAAATAGATTTTACCTTCAGCATCACACAAGTTGTCATATTGACCACCATCAGTTTTACTGTTAGGGAATACTAATGTAGAGTTGTTGTTACCATACTGAACGATACCTTTACCATATCTTTGAGTAACAACTCTAAATAAGTAAGGGTTAGCTGTGTTTCCTGAAGTGTAGTTATTACCTGCAACACCATAGATAGTTAAATCAGATAAGAACGCTTCGTTGTCCATTGGTTGACCATCAGGACCGATAAGTTTACCTGCTCCATCAGTTGCAAAACCTGACATAACGATTAATACTTTTCTGTAGTTATCTGTAGCGTAAGCCGCAGGTTCTAATGTGTCTGCTAACCAAGCTACTGTTGTTACGTTAGCTGTGATTGCAGAATACTGACCTTTAGAGTAATCGAACAATCCTGGAGGGTCCAAAGCTGGTTCGTTACCTTCGTAGAATCTATCGTAAAGGTCTTTAGTTGTGTTGTAGTCGTAACCACTGTTTGGTGATGCTTGTTCCGCACCTGGTGCTCCCCAAGGTTTGTAGTGAATACCAGTGTCATTAAGACCTCCGTTTTCGTAAGCCTGAATGTTAGGTACGAAGTAGAACAATTTACCGATAGGTAAGTTCATAGCTTGTACTGAAACGATGTCATTCGCTAATAATTTAGAGAAAACACGTCTTACAATTGGGAAAACCACTGTTTCAAATGCACCTGTGTCAGATGTAGATGATGCTTCGTTGATTAAGTGCGACGCTTGGTTTTCGTACAATTGTGCTACGTTTTCTTTCATGTGACCTTTAAGACCCTCTAAGAATCCTAATTTGTCCCATTTGTTGATTGTATCTTCTTTGATAACTTTAAGGTGCTTAAGACCGATGTTACCAACAAGACCTGATTCTAATAATGCTCCCATTTTAGTATTTGTTTTGTTTTTATGTTTATTTTTTATTTTAGTTTTTAACCAATTTTACCCATTAAATCTTTCATTCTTAAGAATTGTGGATTTTCATAAGTTTTTGATTCAATCAATGTTGTTGACGAACCTGTAGTTACTGTTTTGTTTAATTTTTCACCAACTGATTCGTTTATTGATTTTGTTTCTACCTTAGACAATTCATCTTTGATTGACTTATAAAGATTTTTTGATTCTTTTAAAGTTTCAACATCGTCAAATCTTCTAAGGATGTTTAATTTTTCTTTTTTAGTAGTTGAGTGTTCAGTGAACAATCTTGTAGCGTAAGCTAAGTTTGAGTTAAAGATTGCAACTTCGTTAAGTTTTTCTCTAAACACATTTAAAGCTTTTCTATATTCTTCATTCTTTTCTCTCAACATTCTAACTTCTTCTTGAGTAGATTCTGAGTGAACGTTACCTTTACCATACTTATAGTTTCTGTTATCGGTAACCGCCTTTCTTAATCCTCTACCTTCTTTGGAACCAAACGCATATGTTCTAGCAGCTTCTTTAGTTTCTTCTTTTTCAAAAGCTTTTCTTTTCAAAGTGTCACCTTTTTTAGTAGTGTAATCTTTGTCGCCCTTATGAGTTCTAGATTTATCACCCTTGTTCATTCCGTAATCACCTTCTTTAGTTTCTGCTTTAACAGTTTTGGATTTACCTTCCATATTTTCACCTTTCTTGTATTCGAATTTTGCTTTACCAGTACCAACTGATTTAGGTCCTTCTTTTTTCTTTTCATTGAATCCGCCCTTAGCTTTATCTTTGTAAGAAAATTTAGGACCTGAGCCCATTCCAACACCTTTAGGTTTGTAAGTTTCATTTGTTAAATCGTCCATACCATATTCTTCTTCCATTTCAAGATAGTCA